GTTAACCTTTAAGCTTGCTTCTTTCAGATTTAGCTTAAGAACTCCACCAGATGCTATACCGGTCATAGAAACTCCAATAAGGGCTTCTTTTTCCGTTGTTCGCTTCCAGATAGGTCGTAGGTAGTGGAAGTCGGTGTAAGAGGCTTGTAGGGTGCCTATGAAACTCGCAGCGATTGATCTCTCGTTGAGTTCCTCTTGTGTTTGAACATCGGACACATTAATCTCAACCAAATTACAGAATTGATTCGGTCTCAAACCAATCTCGCAACATGGATTGCATCCCCATTCTTTATCGTTAGAGAAATAGAAGCCTGGCTCTCCTGAACGAGACTCTTCAACACGAGTCCATAGGTCCATAAATGTTGACTTATCAATTTTGTGTCTCATTACAACTACGGAGTTGTTGGCTCGTCCTCGTTGAGGATTGAGTTCCCACCATGCTCCTGCTTTCGCAGCGATCATTTCTTCGTCGTCAGCCGAGAACAAAGATATAAGAGCAGCCCGACGAATACCTCCCGCCAAAACAGCATCCGCAATATAGCAGACGATATCATGTACTTCGATAGAAGTGAGTTGGTCTCCGTTTTCTTTCCCATCCAAAACACCCTCTACTTTCACAAGGCACTCACGAAGAGGTTGTGGTCCGGGTGCTTTGCCTCCTGATGTAACTAGTCTCGCACCTTTCGGACGGATGTCCGAGAAGTCAAATCGGAGTCTTGATGATCCCTTGAAATACGATGTAATTAGTGATTTAACGGCATCGGCCCAACCTTCAATAGAATCTCCGATTAAAAATCGTCGACTTCTATTAGATGGCTTGTGTATCTCTGGTAGTTTTTCTACATGATGTCTTTGTACGGAATAACCGACACCAGTTCCTCCAAGAAGAAGAAACATTATTTCACCGAATACACGATAGTCGTCAATTGGAGCATAAGCACAATTGAAAATCCTATTCGGAGAAACTTCGATTGGCTTTCCACCAAACTGCATACTCCTCATGGATGGTAATACCTTCTTGCTAAAAACATACTGATATGCATTCGAAATCTCACTTTTTAGGTGGGGAAATTTCTTGACATGCATGTCCATGTTTCTTGTAACAAGCTCTTCCCAGTTTTCCCGACGCTGCTTGGCATCGATGTATTTAGCATACTTCATGTGGACGGTTATGTCCGATAAAATCTTTTTCTCTAGATCCATTTAATTCTCCTATTTCCGTTGTAGCTGGTTATATTTTTCTTTTAATATCTTTTTTGCTTCGGTTGTGGTTTGCATTTTTTCAACACTTTCGTTTCTATCGAGGATACTGATTGACACATCGGACCAATCAACATGGGCATCAAATACAATTCCATCGGGGCCATTTCTGTTTTTTGCTATGAAAATCCTTCCTTTGTTTGACTGTTTGTCTAATGTTGTTCGTGATAAAGAAAAGATGAAGTCCGCCACAAAGCACTTGTTAAATGCTTCAGAGATTGCCTCCATTGTAATGACCTCTGCGTTTAGTCCTCCACGATTGGTTTGTGAAGCAGTCCAGCACGGGATGTCGTAAGTTTGAGCCAATCCTCGAAGGCCTTCATAAGTCTCTTCCAATTCATGTCTCTTCTCACTACTACTCCGTACAGCCCGCAATAAGTCAGCATAGTCCACCAAGATCAAGTCTGGTTCAATTCCTCTTTTCCTCAACTTTTCAATGTGATTCTTAATGGTTTGAACTGATGCTGATTTTGTTGGATACTCTTTAATTATTAGGGTGCCATCTATATCTTCTATCTTTTTTAAGATTTCTTCTTTTTTTGTTCTGTGCTCTCCGAGGTTAACTTTTGAGATGCAGCAATCAAATCTCTGACCAACCACGGCGTCTTTAAGTTCCAAGGTATAATAGACCACAGTTTTTCCCTCTAGAAGTGCTCGAGTTGCCAAGTGAACTAGTACCATGGACTTACCAGCACCAGTTGGTGCTACGACAACTCCAAGTTCAGAGTTTCCTAAACCTCCTTTGCAAATTTCATCCATCCGTGGCCAACCAGTTGAGATTGGATTTCTTGCTGCGAGTTCGAATCGTTCGAGGCAGTCCTTGTGAAAGTCATGACCAAAATTATTATCAGTTCCCAGCACAAGAGCATCTTTGATTAACTTCTCAATCTCATCAAAAGAAGAGTTGTTGAGAAGCTTTGCTGATTGCATCATAGCACCTTTGAGAGCTTGTTTGCGGCAAAAATCGATTGCTTTGTCTTTTACATATGCCGCTTCCTCCACCCCATCGGATGTGTGTATTCTGGCATAGAAGTTTCTGACCAATGTTGCTGTTGCTTTATCATGGTGATTTAATTCCGTTCTTAGCAAGGTCATCATGAGCTCGGTATTTGGATGTTGGTTATATTTGTTTCTATAATTGATTAAAGTTTGTGCAAAGATTTGTAGATACTTTATTTCAAAGAAATTAATGTCTAAAACCTCTATGATTTGATCGAAAAATGGTCGATCTTCCAGCATTATTTGGCATATGTTCTCTTGAAATCTCTTTCCAAACTTAGAAAAGCTTTCATTCTTATTAGGCTTATTCATGTGTCCTCCTGTTGTTGTCCTATGTAATTATAACCCGTTGTGTATTGGTTGTCAAGTTAAAACTATCTCTTTATTCGCCGAAAAACTTGTTGTAGGTCATTAAAGTTCAGGTGACCCGCAACATCTTCGAACAACATCTGTGTGAAAATAATTTTATTAAAAACTGGTTCAAAGTCCTGTAGAGCCTTATCGATCATCATTCTATTGATCGGGCGAATGTTCGGACTATAAAGTTGCATGATTCTATAGTTGTCTTTAAGTAGTTGTTCTGAACCTGCAATGTTCTCATGAATTTTCATTTTCTTTCCTACCATGGCACAGTCCCTTATTATGTCTCCCACCTCATAGATGTCTTCACGAATTAAGTAAGGAAATCTTTTTGCGATAGTTTTAAGGCCAGCACCTCTTACACCAGGAAGATTGTCTGATTTGTCTCCGGCTATTGCCCTGGCAAGAGCAAAGTTTTTGGGATGAATCTTAAACTCATCTAGGATAGATTGTTTGTTAAGGGTTTTCTTTTGAATTGGGCGATACACTGATATATCATCAGCACACAATTGAAAGAAATCTTTATCTGACGATACAATAACTTTGTTCCAGCCTTCGTAGTGTTTTGACTGGACCACATGGGCGATAATGTCGTCGGCTTCTGTATAATCCGCCACCAACTGAATCACAGGCATCAAGTTAAGATACTCCATCAGTCTAATCTGTTGATATCCCCTGTTAGCAGCCTGTTGGTCTTCTGGTAGTTCAATCATCCTTCGATTAAAACGGACGGGCTTACGACCCGCCTTGTAGTCTTTATTCATCGATCGCTTTCGTTGGGAACCTTCATGGCCATCCCAAGCAACAATGACTTCGTCGGCATTAAAGTCTCTTGAGACTTTTTGTAGGGATTTTAAAAACCCAATTGTGCCACCAACCGGATAACCCTTTTTGTTTAGATGCGGAGAGACCACATATGATCTCAAAAACATGTTTAATGCATCAATTATTATAACATTCTTCATTCGTCCTCCTGTATGAATCCTAATTTTTTATCCTCTTCGTAAGCACATGCTTTACAATAAGTGCTAGTGTTCTCTAGGTTTTGGTATTTTATTGTTTCCATAATCCAGTTTTTTGTTGCTATCGTCTTTATTTCTTTTAAAAGGCTTTCGTTTAAGAGATTTCTTCTTTTGGCATATTCTTGCATTGTTTCTGGTCTTATGTATTTAACTGGTGATTTAAATGAAGTACCGCATTTTTCTTTTGACATTACCACAAGAGGAAAGCACAAGGTGTTCCGTTGAAGAGCAGAAGAAAGTTGTGGCGGTGGCTCATGAACTTTGAGGTAGTGGTGGGTCTCCTGGAGTCGACCGCCCTCTTCACGGTACTCTATAGTCTTTCTTCGTTCTTGATTGTAGCATTTAAATTCTCCGCTTTTCAATTGGTGGAAATTTATTGAACCACATTCGGGACAACCATCGACAGATTTTTCTGGATTTTCTGAGAGATTCCATCTGCCAAACAAGATCTTTCCATTTGATTCCATACTTTTTTTTGCGATTTGAGAATGTTCCCAAAATTTCTTGGGGCGCCATCCATGTTGGATAATCAGATTTTCTTTAGAACCACAACATTCGCAAGAATCTTTTAAGATTAGTGCCCTCTTGTCTTTCCATTCTTTTGTACTCCATGGTTGATACCTTTTAGCCGAAGACTTGTTTTCGTTGAAGAGGTCCCAAAAAACTTCAACGTCAATCAAATCCCCTAAAAACATATCACAATACTTCTTCACCTTTTTCATTTGTCCTCCACTTTTGTTAAAATCTTTAATTCTTCATCGTAGGTGAATAGCACCCTGTCTTCTTTAAAGAAGTCCCAGCTTTTCTCACTACATATAGACGAGCTTTTATCTGGGAATGCTTCTTGAAATATCCAGTTTCTCCTCACCATGCCGAAACTTTGAGGGCTGAAATGAACGTAGTTTGGAAACCATATGTGGTCACCCCTGAATACACACTCGAATGTGTTTTTATTGTCCTTCATTTGTCCTCCAAAACTGTGTATGTGTAGCATATTTTAGGAAAATGGATCTCAACCGAACCATTCTTTTGTGTTATTATAAATTTGTACTCAGAATCTTCCAGAAGAAGACCTATAATGTCCTTTCCTCCATGTTTGACTAGCACCCTCTTCATAATTGTTTCCACCCTTTATACTTATAATATAACACGATTGGAATAACTTGTCAAGTGTTTTGGATAAAAAAAAATCCCCACCGGATTGGTGGGGATCAAAAGGAAGTACATCATGAAAATAACAGTTTTCACCTTTAATTAGTCTGCGGAATCAATGTTTACATTCTTTCCCTCAGAATCAAACTTTCCAATAATCTCTTCATCCATTATGTCAAGGACAACCTGTCTAAATTCATCGTCTTTAAGTCTGTCTAACCACTGGGTCCTTTGGAACTTAAACTCCTTTCCACTTTTGGAAATAAGCCTGTTCCATGATCCAGGTTTAAAACGGTCAGTACCTGATAGTCGGATGCATTCGAGCCAAGATTCTTCATCTTGAATCCCAACTCCATCACCCCATAAGATTTTGAAACCACATGTTCGACCTTCCGATCCAAATCGTGATTTCTCAACCTTTACTTTTACTTCAGAACCAATCCGGAGACCAGAGTCGCTAACAACATACGAGGCTTTCGCCTTTCTCTTGGTTAACCAAATACGAAGTGACGAGAAGTATTCAATTGCCTTTCCACCGGGTGCGATGAAAGGTGTCATCATCGCTTCCGATGGTGATCTCGTAATGTTCGTTTTTAGTTGATTTATCAAGAGCAAAGTGCATTGTTGATTTGCCAATGGAATAGTTAGTTTCGGGAATGCTTTTGCAAAAATTCTCGGCTTAACTGCCATTGTACTCTGTGGGTTAAAATCGCTTTCCAATTCCTTCTCGGAAGTAGTGGCTGCGATAGAATCCCAGATAAAGAAAAACTGAGTATCAGGATATTCACTCATACAATTTTCAATTGTCTCCAAGGTTTTCTCAACAGAGACTGCTTGTACATACGTTAGCTTGTCATTTATATCAATGCCCGAGTTCTCAAGGAACTTAGGATCAATAGCAGACTCCGCATCAAAATAGACTACCCAGTGCCCCTTCTTCTGAGCCTCAGCAGCAACCTGGCAGGCCATAAACGACTTGCCAGAACTACTAAGACCTGCGAGTTCGGTAATCTTTCCAACCGGAATACCAGCCATCTTGCCTCGACAGATGATGGAATCAAGCCATCGAGAGCCAGTTGGGATCCATTCCTTAACTTCGGTAGGATTATCTTCTCGCAAATCATGGGCCACATCAAGACCAACTTTTTTGTTGATGAATTTCTTCATATCCGCAATGTTAATCTTGCCAGCCTTGGTCATTACTCTTCTCCTTCTTCTTCTGCTTCAGAAACCTCTTCGGTTTCCTCCGTTTCTTCTACGACTTCATCGACAACTTCTTCGGCTGCCGCTGTATCTTCTTCTTCTTTGTCGCCACATGCGAGAAACATTGTCATTAATACACTAATCATTGTTTTTTCCTTCGTCTGTATTGGTTGTTTCAGTTGAAACAGCCTTTACTTCGTTTGTAGAAATCACAGTCATCGTACCCTCAGTAATTACCTGAGAAGCCGGGACCGCAACATTTGTTGTTTCCGTGGTTGTCGCCTCGACTGTTTCAGCCGGTGTTTCAACTACTTCAGTTGTTACTGGTGTTGCATTTGTTGCAACTTCTTTCTCTTCGCAAGCGAAGAGCATTGTAAGTAGTAATATCATATATTTCTCCTATTTTATATATGAGACATCTGTAAACCCATGCCTCCCTGCGGTATAAGATAGTAGTTATGTTGACATTTTGATATGATGTTTTTGCGCCACTAAATTCATCCACTTAGTGAATTGACTCCTAGCTGCTGCATCTTGTAAATCATCGTAAATATCTTGCATAGACTCCAATATAGTCATATGAGTGCTGATCTGCTCTTTGTTCATAGATTTTAATTTATTATGAAAAATCGAATCTTGAACCAATTGAAACCCTGAATCTGTTTTAATCCAAGATTGGTCTATATTTTTTGCAGAAAATGAAGGTACTGCCATAGAAACAGATTTAGACTTCTCGATTGCCCGTCTTGTTTTCGAAGCGCGGTTTTGTTCCACTAACTTCACAGCAATATCAAATTGATCTGCAATTATGCACTTGACACCTTGAGGTATAGTTACACTGTCTTTAGTCTCACTAACTCTATATTCCTCATCTGCATCGCTATGAAGAATGAGTGTTTGTCTCTCTGCATTTAGGCGATACATTCTTTTTGTTGGATCAATCTCAACTACATCATGCTGATTTCTGCCGCTTCTTTTTAAGAAAGCTTCTATAGATATCAATATGTTGTTGCGATATACCCATAGACCTCGAGC